TTTTGTCTATTTAAAGTTAGACCCAGAAAAAGGTATTGTTGGATGCAATCAATTACCAAATATTGAGATTGAAAGATTGGAACCAGGTAGTGCTGAAAAATCACCAAATTATGGTGAAATGTCATCAGAAAGTCAATCCCTTAAATTCAAGTGGAAAAATAAACAGATGGAATTTCAGCCTTGGGAAATAGCCCACTTTAGAATATTGGGGGATGATAGAAAATTACCTTATGGTACATCTTTATTGGAAAAAGCAAGGCGTATTTGGAAACAACTTTTATTGGCAGAAGATGCTATGTTAATATATAGAACATCAAGAGCCCCAGAACGTAGGGTATTTAAAGTGTTTGTTGGTAATATGGATGATAATGATGTTGAGGCATATGTACAACGTGTTGCAAATAAATTCAAGAGGGAGCAAATTGTTGATAGCAAAACAGGAAATGTTGATATGAGATATAATCAAATGGCTGTTGACCAAGATTATTTTGTTCCGGTTAGAGACCCAGGTCAAGCAAGTCCAATTGAAACTTTAGCGGGTGCTGGAAATCTTGGAGAAATAGCAGATATTGAATACATTCAAATGAAATTGGTTACAGCATTAAGAATACCAAAAACATTCTTGGGTTTTGAAGATGTGGCTGGGGAAGGCAAGACATTAGCATTACAAGATATTAGATTTGCTAGAACAATAAATAGAATACAAAAATGTATGATTTCTGAATTGAATAAAATTGCTATTATACATTTATTCTTATTGGGGTTTGAAGATGAAATATCCAACTTTACATTAGGTTTAACAAATCCTTCCACACAATCTGATTTATTAAAAATTGATATATGGAAAGAAAAAATTGGATTATATCGTGATGCTGTGTCAGACCCCGGAACAGGTATTGCCCCAGTTTCAGCAACTTGGGCAAAGAAACATATTTTTGGATTTTCAGATGAAGAAATTAGATTGGATTTACAACAACAAAGAATTGAGAAAGCAGTTGGCGAGGAATTAAAACAAACACCTCTTATCATCAAGAAGACTGGTTTGTTTGACAATATTGATAAGTTATATGGATCAGTTTCAGGTGGAACACCAACAGCAGGTGCTGTACCACCACCAAGTGATATGGGGGGAATGGATATGGGAGGTATGGATATGGGAGGTATGGATATGGGGGCACCACCGCCACCACCGCCACCACCAGGAGGGGGTGAAATGCCACCACCAGGAGAACCAGGTTTAGCACCAGAATCAAGATTAGACAATCTAAATATTTTGGTGGAAAATAATAAAATTAATGGGTCAAATTATTTTCCATTTGCAAAAGGTCAAAAATCTTTGGGGGATTTGGAAGATGAACTAAAAAAGTTATTAGGTTAATGGTATTTATATAAAAAAAGAAGTATGAAATTTGGTAAAGTAAAAACAATTATTGAAAATAATCTTTCTGAATCAGTGAAAGATAAAAAGATTTTTAAAGAAAACATCAAAAACTTTAAAAAACATATATTAAGTGATAAGAGTTTATCAAAATTATATGTATTATATGGGGATTTAACTAAACCAAGGGGTTTAAGTGAATCTGCTGCTAAAACATATTTGGATGAAGGTATTGATTGGGGTAAAAAACTTATAAGCAAATCAAAAATACCTGTAATATTAAATAAGGTTGATGAAAACCAATATGAAAATATTGATAAATTAATATATGAAACAACAAACAATCTTGATGAATTGGTTGTTATTAGGGGAAGTGTTTTAAAGGTTTTGATGCAGCCTATTGCTGTCAATGAGAACAAGGTGAACATACCAGTAAGTTCAATGGTTAAAGTTGTTAATAACAAGGTTAATGAATATATTAATTCTTTGAATGAGGAAACAAAAAAAGAAATATTATCCTTATTGAAGGAAGATAGAACTAAATTAAATACTGATTTCCTTTCCTTGAAAGAGGATACAGAAAAAAAACTATTTGAATTAACGTTAACTGAAACAAATATTGAGGTTAAGGAAAAACTATTAAAGGCTATTGAAAAAGTTAAATCTGATAAGTTTGATATATTGAATTATTATGAACTAAAATCATTAAATAAATCATTAAACGGATAATTTAATTTGATAATTGTATTGTTTTTGTTTATTTTTATGTAAACAATTAACAACGAATGAAGAATGGAAAAAAAATAAGGCTTAGATTATTTAATAATTTAAAGGTTTTTTATGGGACAATTGATTATGTTGAATTAAAATCAATATATATTAATATACAATCTTGGGTATGTCCCAAGGATGATTATAGCAATTGGAGGAAAATTGTATGCACCCAATCAAGGGATATTAAACACACAATATTGGACATTAATGATTTGGATTTATTTCACAAATCAACCATAGTTGATTTGGATATTAGGCATAGTGGTATATCCCTTGATAAAAAATCTTTTATGAATCTTGAAATAACATTATTTGTTAAGGATGGAGTATTATTCAAATCCAATGAATTAAAAGAATCTGTTAGGAAAATCATAAAAGAGATTTACAACAAAAACATTTCAAAAAACAAATATTTTGACTTTTTTATAACAAAAAAGGATTTATCTGTTTAAAACAAAATATTTTAATATTTATATATTAAAATATAATATGAAAGAATTAAGACTTCTTGAAGCAAATGAAATAGGGCATGGTATTCTAATTGAGATGGATGCTGGGTGGATTAATCCAAAAGATGAGTTGAACCTTGATTTAATAAAAGAAAATAGGAAATTAGATTATAGCAAACCTTTTGAATTTTATGCTGTATTGCAAAAACATGATGTGCCAAATAGAAATGGTAGAACATACCCTGAAAAGATATTAAAAAGGGAAGCAGAAAGATATAAAAAGATTATTGAAAAAGGTTTATCAACATCAGAATTAAACCACCCAGAATCATCCTTAATTGACTTAGACAGAGTTGCTCACTTAATAACAGAAATTTGGTGGGATGGTAATATACTAATGGGCAAATTATTGCTATTAACCTCACCTGGCTTCCATGAGAGGGGCATAGTTTCAACCAAAGGAGATATTGCGGCAAACCTAATGAGGCAAGGAGTAAGTCTAGGAATTAGTTCTAGGGGGGTTGGATCACTTAAAAAAGTTGGGGAGAAAAATGAGGTTCAAGATGATTTTGAATTGATTTGTTTTGATTTGGTTTCATCACCATCAACACCCGGGGCATACCTATTCTCAAATAAGGAAGATAGACATAAGTATGATGAGAAATTGGAAGAAGAAAAGAAAATTGACCCATCAACTAATATATTAAAATTAATGAACAAACTTGATAGCTATTTAAAATAAAATTTAATTATTTTTCATTATTTTTACAAAAAAAATAACTATATTTACACAAACAAATAAAAAACAATACCTATGGATGAAAAATTCTTTGTTGCCAGATTAACTTTTTCTCTACCTGATGAGAATACTGGTAAAATGAAAAAAGTAAGAGAAGAAAAACTAGTGAAGGGTTATTCTGTTACAGATGTGGAGGCAAAAGTTACTGAAAAGTATAAAAATTTCACACAAGAATGGAGAATAACTGCTGTGTCAGAATCAAAAATTGATGAAGTTTTTCAATAAAAACTAATTTTTTTTCTTCTAAACCCCTATCATAAATAATGTTAGGGGTTTTTTATTTTATAAAAAAATAGTGATAATCAGTAACTTTTTTGCTTTTCTGTATATTTATAATAAAAATAAATAAAAAATTATGCAATCTGAAAAAAACTTAGTAGAAGAAGCACTAATTCAAATGAAACAAATTGAAGATGTGCTTGCAGAAAACGCAAAAGGAATACTTGCTTCAACAATGAAGGAAGAAATCGAAGAATTAGTTAAAGAATCTTTAAATGAGCAAGCAGATATTGAAGATGATGAAACTGATTTAGATATGGATGATAGTGAATCTGATATGGAGGATGAAGATGAAATAGAGGGTGAAGATGAATTTGAAATGGGGGATGAAGATGAATTTGAAATAGAGGATGAAGATGAAATGGATATGAAAGATGATGTCATTGACATGAGGGGGGCTTCACAAAGTGAACTTTTAAAAGTATTTAAAGCAATGGATGATGAAGATGGTATAATTATATCAAAAGATGGTAGTGATATTTCATTAACTGATGATGGCGATGAATATTTAATAAGACTAGGTGAGCAAATAAGTGAATTTGGTGATGAGGATATGGAAGATGAAATGGATGAAATGGATGAAATGGATGAAATGGATGAAATGGATGAAATGGATGAAATGGATGAAATGGATGAAATGGATGAAATGGATGAAATGGATATGGAAGATGATGATGAAATGGGTGAAATGTATGAAGATGACACTCAATTAACCATTGATAAAATTTTTGAAAAAACTAAAACTAAAAATTCTGACATTATTTATGAAATTGAAATAGATGAACAAATGGAAGATGAAGATGAATTTGATATGGAAGATGATATGGGTATGGAAAGTGATTTAAACAACATTGAAGTTGATTGTGATAATTTTTCAGTTAGTGATTTCATAGAAAAACACGGAATTACAGAGGCTGGAAAAATAATGAAAGTTTTAGAAACTAATGGATGTTTAGCAAGTAAAAGTGAAACATCTGAAAAATATGACTATTTAGGTGAAGCTAAAAAGGCTTCCAAATTTAAGTATAAGATGGCTAAAAATGGTTTTAATGAAAAAATGAAAGAGGGTCCTAAAAAAATAGGGACAGGAAAAGCCAAGTTTGACTATGATAAGTCTGCTGCAAATATTGATGGCAAGATGAAAAAAGTAACTCCTGGTAAAAAACAAGAAACCAAAGAAGCATCAAGAACTTATGGTATGGGAAGCAAAGCTGGTAGGGGTCTTAGGAAAGGCATTACACCAAATAGAAATTTGAATTTAGAGTCTTTATC